TGCTTGGCAAGGTCGCTCATCTCGACGGCGCCGAGTTTGCCCTGACCCGCGATGCCGCGTAGCACCGCCATCGTCTTCGCGCCCTTGTCGGCTGTCTCCGGGAGGACGGCGGCAACGTTGGCGCCGGCGGCGGCAACGTCAGCGAGCGACGAGCCAGTCGCGCGAGCGAGCGCGGCCATCTCGTCGAGCATCTTCATGCCCGTATCGAGGTCGCCGGTCACCTTGGTGAACTCGCCGAGGCCCTTCATGGCGTCTTCGGCGCCGATGCCGTACTTGATGCCGACCGCGCGCGACGCGCCGACAAGTTCATTCGTCGACCGTTTGGTGCGATTCGCGGCGTTCGGCGCGTTTGCGTTGAAACCGCTATTAGCGAGGTCCGCAGCCTCGCCGCGCAGCCCGCTCGCGCGTTGCACGCTGTCAGCCACCGAGAAGCCGCCGCCGAGGCTCAGGACCGTGCCCGCGACCTGCTGCGTGGCCTGCGCCACCCGTCCGAGACCAGACCTGAAGCCGGATGCCGCCGCACCGCCAATGGTGTTGACTATGCGATGTCGCGCAAAGTCGCTCTCGCGCTCGCGCTTTCGGACCCACTTCGCCGATTCGGCGTTTTTCTGCTCTTCCGCGCGCGCCGTTTCGCGCACGGACTGCTCACGAATGCGCTTGACCGCATCATCGGCGCGCTGCATCGCGCGCACGCGGTCACGTGCACCGCGTTCGACGGCCAGCGCCTCGGCGCGTGCGGCCTTCTCGGCCTCGCGAAGGCCGTGTGAGAGCGCCTTGGAGTGCTCGCGGTCGGCCTTCTGCATCGCGCGAATCTTGTCGCGCGCCTCTTTCTCCACCGCCGTCGTGCGCGTGCGAGCGCCTGCAACCCCGGCGCGTGTCTGTCCCGACTCATACCTCGCCACCGAGTCCGAAACCGTCTTCAGCGCGCGGCTAAATTCTGGCACCCCGCGCGCCAAAAAATCAATGAAAATCGGCGCGGGCACGTTACGCCTCTACCTGCACATCATCGGTGGCCGCCGGTACGTCTCGCGGCGTACCAGACGAGCCACTGCCAGTCGCAGAGCTCGCCAGGCGCGATGCCATAGAAATCAGAAGCGCTTTCTGCATTTCTCGCGAGAGCAAATCTAAAAAATACGCGCCGCCCTCGGCGATCTTGTCGACCCATGCGTCAAGCTCCACCTGAGAGAGCGACGCCATGATCGGACCGAGCTCGAGCTGCACCGTCAAGTAGTGCTCGAATAGCGTCCCGACCTCGTCGGCCGTCAGGTGCTCACGGATGGCGTTCGGCGTGGGAAAGGCTGGCTTCTTCAGGTTGTCGGCGTCGCGACATGCGCGATAGAGCACCTGAACAGCACCTTCGTTGTTGAAGATGGCCTCGTAACCGAGATCCCCACGCTTGCCGTCTTTCAGGAGCTTGCGCGAAAACCTCTCGGCTTCAGTGTTGGCCGCAACCTGTTCTTCCTGCGTGAGGACGAAGATTGCCAGCTGCCCCACGGGCTCACCATCGGGCCCCATCCTCGGGAAGTCGACGACGCGATGAGGACGCGGGAGTGCCGTCAGCTGCACCCATAGCGCGCTCGCGTCGATGTCAGGCGGTCCCGCCATCACTCGAAGTCAGCGAGCGGACCGATGAAACTGATCGAGAGCGACGTCGGCTGGTTGACGCCGACCGAGTAGTTGGCGCCGGTGATGAACATCTTCGCCACCGTCTGACGGTTCGCGATGACGACGCCGACCTCGACCTGCTTCCCCACCCGCATGAACGGATCTGGATTGATTTCAAAATTAGCGGAGGGCACGGCCGTCTCGATCGTGAGCTCGCACACGCCGGCGCCGATGTTGATGCCGGCGAAGCCGTTTCCGAGCGTCATCACGGGATTGACGTTCGGGTTCTTGTTGAGCGTGATGCTCCCGGCCTCGGTGACCAGCTTGTTGTCCATGGTGACCTGGCCAGTGCTGTAGATCTTGCTATCGCTCATCGCGGACGTCTCCCGTCACTGGCGATTCGCCAGCTCGTGTCGTGGTTCGAGGCGTCGCGCTCATCACGAGCGGACGTGGCTAGGTGCGCGGCGCGCTTTCGCGCTTGCGGCCGCCGCGCGCGGCCTGCAGCACGTTCGGGGGAACGCGCCGCGACTGGGAACTAAGCGACCTGGTCGACGATGATCGCGGCTTGCCTGAAGTTGTCGATCGTCTGCAGCGGGACCCTTATCCCGAGTCGACTTGTCGGGTTCGCCTCACGCTGAATGACGCTGCCAGCCTTGATCTCGTCGGCGCGCTGCACCTTGGAGTTCGAGGCGAACTCGTCGATGGTCAGGTAGACGATCTGCTTGCCCGTGCGCGGCGTGAACATGTTCGGCCCCGGCGACTGACCGTTCGGCGGATCGTCGCCGATGACCTTGCCGTCGCTCGCCTCCACGATGCGCCGGCTAAGCGCGTCTGCAAAGCGATGGCAGATCGTGACCTTGTGCGCCTCGCGGATGCGCGTCTCGGGCTGCGAGCCGTTGAGGCTGCGCGTCGTGAACCGATCGACGATGTACGTCGTGCCGTTCGTGTTCACGCCGATGGGCGTGATGCCGTTGTTCAGCAGGCTGCGGATCGTCGCCGGCGTCGGCCACGCACTCGCGAGCCGCGGCGCGGGCACCTTCCATAGCGGCTGCGTCTTCGAGCTGTTGCCGTAGCCGATGAAGTTAGTGCGGAAGCCGAGCTCGTCGGACTCCTCCATCGCGTAGACCATGGCGTTGTTCGCCGCGAGCTCCGCCGGAGTGAAGGGGCTCTTCTCGGAGTGGATGACCTCGACGAGCGGGCTGTTGACGCCCGTGGCGATGGTGATCTCCGCGCCGCTGGTGTTCACCGATCCGGCGACCGCACGCTGGCGGATACCGTTGGTGGCGAGCGCCTGGGTAGCGATCTGGCTGGCGAGCGCGCCGAGCTGCGTCCCGTCGTCGGCGGCCGAGACGATCTGGTAGTACCAGCGCGGCAAGATCGTCGCGAGTGCCGTGGTGTTCGAGTCGGCCGTCGTGCCGCCCGCGAGGAAAGCATCGGTCGTCGCCGTCGTGGTCGTGGCGATCGACGATGGTGCGATGATGGCGGCCTGGAATCGAATCCAGTTGCCACGGAGGCCGTTCTGCTTTGCGGTGAGTGTAACTTCACCGGCAACCACAGCAGCCGTCACCGGCCAGTGCGTTTTGGCGTTGACGCTCGCGGCGATGGCCGTGGCGATGGTGCCGATCAGATCCCCGGAGACGATGCCTGTATCGACGTACTCGTCTCCCACCCAGAGGCGATGGGTGGCGTCGCCCGTGGCCGTGTTGACGATCGTGACCGTTCCGGTGGCCTTGGAGCCCACGGATTCGGTGACGAACAGCCAGTAGACCGGCGGGCCGCTCTGTCCACCGGTGATCGCGGCCATGCGGCGATACATGCGATGAGCTTCGGAGCCAGGACCACCAAGGGTGATCATCTGCGCCTCGGTCTGCAGCGGCGTCACGCTGTCCGGACCGTAGATCGCGCTGTCGACGGTGGCCGTACCTGCCGCGCTCTTGTTCGCGAGAGCCAGGATGGCGCGCGTGAGGCCGCTGCCATTGCTCGGGCCCTGCGCGAAGTTGATCTCTATGAAGATGCCGGGCAACGGGCCGGACGACGTCAGGCCGACCGGGGCAATTGCAGGCGCGCTCATCGGTCACCATCCTTCGCGTCGTAGGGCTTCATGTCGTGCAGTGCGTTCGGCGGCGATGGCATCGTCGCTTCGACACCGGCGGCCTTGGCCGTCGCGTCGTCGGCAGCGAGCAGGTCGCCGTCCTTCAGCGCCTTGATGTATTCCGCGCGGTTCGGCACGGTGACCTCGGCGCTGGTGGGGATGAACCCCCACTGACCAGGCTCGATGCTGTCGGCGTCGAACCCTGCAGCCTCGCGCGCAGCGTTGAGGCCATCCTCGGTCGGCGCGAGTGGCGCGAAGGTGCGACCGATGAATGCGTTGGTGCCCGCGGCGAGTCTCTCGTGATCTTGGACGAGTGCGTCCCCGCGCGCACGAACGCGCAGCTTCTTAGGTGTCATGTGTTCTCCGTCGCGCTCCCGAAGAGCGCTGCAATCGATGAGTGAGGACGCGCTACGGCGTCGTGAACGTGTATCCAGCGCTCAGCGTGCCGCTCTGCCCGTCGCCGTTGGTCACGACGACATCCGCCATGAAGGTCGGGTAAGCATCGTGCGCCGGCGTCCGAGCGGTCATCGACGTCGTGCTGACGCGGACCACCGAAGTGCACTCGGCTCCGCCGATGAAGACGCGCGGCGTCGGACCCGGAGCGAACAGCGTGCCGGTGATGGTGATGGCAGTGTTGCCCGCCTTGGTGCCGCTGTTCGGCGAGACGAGTGTGACTGTCGGCTTTTGAGAGGTGGCGAGCGCGACCCCGTCGGCGATGGTGGTGCCGTCCTCCGACTCCTGGTCGACGTTGACGTTGGCGCCGGTGAACGCCTCGAAGGCACCGACGACCGCCCTGTCCACCTCGACAACCTCGATGGTGCCGACCACGGCGCGGAAGAACTGCTCGGCGTTGCTGCCCGCGGCGCTTGCCATGCGCTCGTAGCGCTCGTAGCGCACGGAGACGAGCCGCGAGGACATGATCCCCGCGTCCTTCAGCACCTCTGCGCCGTCCTCGTAGAGCGGATGGTAGCCCACATGCAGCGCCTTGCGGATGACCGAAGCGACGGCATGCAGGATGGGTACGATGCGCTCTTGCGGCTGCGGCATCAGCGGCGGCAGCACGTAGGCGAACTCCCACTCAGAGACGCTCTTGTCGAACGCCACGGTGTGCGTCGCGTAGGTCTCGCCTTTGCGGTAGAGGGCGAAGAAAGGAAAGCGGGTGCGGTCGGCATAGAGGGCCGGGACCGGCTCGGCGTTCGTCGACGAGATCACCGCGTCGGAGATGACGATCCCATCGATCGCGGCGTAGGCCGTCAGCGCGGCGCCGAGCTGAAGCTGCAGCACCTCAGGCAAGAACGCGAGCACTGCCGCGAGCGCCGGATCGGCGAGTTCGAGCAGCGGTGTCGAGTCCGAGACGGAGCCGTCGAGCGGGAAGACGACGTCGCCGTGTCCCCACTCGCCGTAGCCGCCGAGCGTCACGGGTACTTGACCGCGTTCTCGGCACCCTCGTGGAGGATGACGCTCATGGCCTGGCTACCTGCGGCCGCCGCGTTCTCGAGGACCGGCCGCTTGGCCGTGCCCGGATGGTTCACCTTCTTGGCGAAGATGACGCGTCCGCCGATGACGAAGCGCAAAAAAGGGGCATTCTTGGGCAGAATGACGTGCTTTTTAGTGCCGTCGTTGACGAATTTGGCGTGTTTTGCGCGGAATATGAGCCGCTTGGAGTACGCGCCGCGGTCGACGATATCCATCGTTCCGCGGAGCTCACCCGTGCGGTCCTTGAACAGCGTCGTTTCCTTCGCGTTCCGGTAGGCGACCTTCGCCACCTGAGCCATCCCGAGACGCGCGGAGTCCAGCACGCGACGCTCGATGGTGGCGAGGTTGCGCAGGAACTCCGATGCGTCGATGCTGGCCATCAGTAGTCCCCGAAGTCGTCGAACGCGCGCGCGGGAGCATCGCTGGCGGCAGTCTCGTCGTAGGAGCTGCGGATGTAGCCGTCGATGTTGGTGGGCTCGCCCGCCGCCGTGCCGAGACGCTGCTCCGAACTGTCGTAGCGCTTCATCTTCGACACGGCGGCGTCATAGAACTGCTTGAACGGATCGGAGCCCAGTGTGTGCGCCAGCTCGGGACGTCGCCGAGCCGAGTAGGCGCACGCGAAGTCCAGCGCGGCGAACTTCAGTTCATCGGGCACCGAGGTGATCGGAAGCTTGTACGTCCCGCGCAGGAACGAGTTGCACTCGGCGTCGGCGTACGCCAAGCAAGCGGCAACGGCTGCCGTCTCGGGCACCCCGTCGTTGTTGTCATCGTAGATGGCAACGACGAGAGCCCGGCCAAATGCATTCTCGAGATCCTGCTGCGAGCAGTACGCCATCGCGGCTTACTTCTTCTCTTCGGCGCGCTCGAGGATGTGCTGCAGCGACTCCGCGTCGACACCGGTGAGCTCGAGGGCTTCGCCCTCCGCGTACTCCTTGCCGTTGTGCGACAGCTTATGTCCCGCCTTGACCTTGTACTTGCCAAGCCCGTTGGCGATCTCCGTCACGCTGTGCGTCTCAGGCGCGAGAGGCGCCTTCATGTCCGCGTTGAGATCCGCCGCAGCCTCAGAGCCCGTGGTGCCAGCGGCCTCCATCGGAGTCTTGGCGTGCTTCTGGATGTCGGTCTGCGCGTCGTCCGTCTTGTGTTTGGTCGTCATGGTGTTCTTCCCTTCGCGAGCGCTGCGCTCACGAGATGACGGTTGCAAAGAGGTAGCCAGCGTCGACGGCGACGATCTTGTGATCCTCCTCGAGGCCCACGCGCGCGTAGTAGCCGCCGCGCGTGCCGACTGCGGGGTCGTACCACTGCGTTGCGGTCTTCTGACCGAAGCGCATCGTGTAGCCATACGCGGCGCTGCGAAGCGACGGCGACGTGGCGACACGCACCATGCCGAACGACTTGCCCCACACACGCGAGTAGCTCGCCGTGGCGCCTTCGTTCGCGGTGTCCTTACGCGCCTTGCCGACGAGGATCTCGTCGAGGCCGAGGAAGCCCGCGATCATCGCGTTCGTCGCGAGTCCCGACGTGTTCACCTTGAACAGGTCGAGGATCTGCGGATGGCGCGAGAGCACGTTCATGACCTCGATCGAGGTGTACCCCACGAGTTTCGTCGCTCCAGAGCCCATCCAGATCGAAGCCGCAGCATCCTGGATGTTCTTGATGAACGAGCCGCCCGAGGCGCTATCCCATCGATCGGAGCCGGACAGCGTCGCTGTCTGGCCGGTGAAGTTCGCGGTGTCCGTGAGGATGGCCGCGATACGGATCTCCTCCGAAAGGTCGAGCACGTCGTTGATCGACGCGGTCAGGTCCGCCATTTCGTTCAGCGGCGCGTCCTGGTTCGCCAACGTGAGCGCGTCGACGAAGTTCATCAGCGCGTACCCCTTCGCGGAGTACGTCGCCGTGCTGCGCGACTCGCTGATCTCGTTCGGTCGCGAGCGCGCATCCACGGCATCGTCGGGGACGCCGTGTCGGTCGCGCTTGTTGTAGACGTAGTACTTGTCGGAGAGCTTGCCGACCGTGACGATCGGCATCAGCTTCGTTCCGATGTACTCGTCGTTCTTGTACTGAACGCTCATCGACGTGAGCGTGGCGTCGTTGTGGACGGCCCCAGGCGAGACGAGCTTGCAGCGAAGCAGACCATCGTTGGCGGCCTTTACGGCGGCAACGATGGCGGGATCGCGGGAGGCGAGGAGCGACTTGACCTTCTGGACGATGTTCTGAGACGCGGGAGTCATTTGGCGTTTTGCCTTTCGAGACAAAGCGCCCCCGTCCCCGCTCCTTCGTTGGAGCGCGGCTGTCGGCGCGGAAACTTGGTTGTGGGGGCGTCGAGAAACTGCGCGGACGCCCTACGCGCTCAGAGACTCAGGCTGCGCCGGACGCGTACCCGCCGCCGATCTGCATGCCGACGTAGTCACCGGCGACGCCGGACTGCAGGAATTGACCTGCGATGTACTTGACGGTGGTTCCACCACCGAGGGTCTGGTTCGTGTAGCCGTCGGTCGTCGCGATGGCGTACTCGCCACGCGTTGCGCCGCCGGTGCCCACGAGTACGGGGACGATCGAGTGTCCGTGCATCACGACCTGGACGCGGGCGCCGTCCGTGGTCTCAGACAGGTAGGCGGTGCCGATGCTCTTCTCGTTCGTGCTCGCGTTCTCAACCTCGTCGTCGGCGTTGCCGAACTTGACAGGTCGGCCGAGTGTAACGTCGCCAGACGTCTCGACCTTGAACGTGCGGATGCACGCGTTCTGCAGAAAGCGGTGTGTGCGAGTTGCCATGGTCCGTCAGCCTTTCAGGCGATGAGGGCCGCGAGGGCCTCTCCGTTGGAGTCCGAGAGGTCCGTCGCGGGAACCTTGTCCGCGCCGGAGACCCCGCCGAGCAGCTTCATCTCGGGGCGAGCCTTGACAATGCGCTCGAAGAGCGGACGGTTGGTCTTGGCGAGCTCGACCATGTCCGCCTTCTCGGCGGGGGCGATCTTCTTGCCGACCAGAGCCTCGACCTCAGCGTCGATGACGCCCGCTTCGGCCTTCTCCGCGCGCGCCTTCTGCGCATCGCGATCGGTCTCTACGGCCTTCACCGTCGCCTCCACGGCCGCGAGAGCCGCCTTCGTCGATGTGAGCTCCTTCTGCGTGTCGGTGAGGACCTTCTCCGCGTGGCCCTTCTCGGCGTCGGCCTTCGCGACGCGCTCGTTCATCTGCTTCTCGTCCATGGTGTTCTCCGTGACGGCTGGCAGCGCCAGCTGTTGGTTTTCTGTCGCCGCGGCAAACGCCTTGGCTTTCATCTTCGCGAGCGCTTCGGGGTTTGCCGGGATGGGCACGACGCTGATCTCGATGAGCTCGTTCTTGGATAGAACCAGCACCTGTCGCCCGCTCCGCTTCTCCGCGCGCACCTCGCCGGGAATGAACCCGACGCTCACCGCGCGAAGCGTCCCCTCTTCGATGCTGTTCCACACCTGCTCGGCAAGCGGGTTGGCCTTGGCCGAGGCAATCTGGATCGTGCACTCGAGCTGCATGCGCCCATTGCGCTGCACGACCTCGCAGAACGTTGCCTTGCCGATCGGCAGATCGCGCGAGTCATGCCCGAACAGCACGACTGGGTTCGCGCGATAGCGCTCGAGCTGCCAGTCCTGCTCGACGATCTCCTCGTACGAGTCGACGGCGTCGGTCGACGCGACAAACTCGACATGACGGCTTGTCTTGTCGAACGACCGGAGTTCGAGGCCGCGGCCGAGCATCTCAGCTCGCACCGTTGGCCTGCTTCCGGTTCTTCACGTCGTCACGCATCTGGCGTGCGTCGATGGCTCGGTGCCCACGATTCGTCCCCGGTACCTTCTTCGGCTTCCGCGCCGTCGTCTTCTTGGATTGCTTCTTCGCTGCCATTGCTGGTTTCCTCCGCTGCGCCGAGGATCTCCTCGTCGCCCGTCGGGTCCGGAATGCCGGCCTCCTCACGCACCCACGACTGCGGGATGCGGGTGCCTGCATCGACGAGGTTCTTGATCCCTTCGCTGAAGGCCTTGAAGTCGAGTGAATCGTCGGTCACGAACCGCATGCGAGGTACGCGCATGCCAGGACCGAAGTTCAACTCGATCAGAGGTCGGATCACGTCGCGCGTGATGTCCGCGGCAACACACCGCGCGCGCGACTCACGAAGGTCCTTGCGAACCTCGTTGTGCACCTTGGCCTGCGCGTAGCCGCTCGATGTCGAGGACTGCGTCGTCTCGGTCTGACCAAGGACGGCCTTCGTCATCTCCCGTCCGATCGTCTCGAAGAGCTCGGCGTGCGTCGTCTTGCCTGAGCCGTTCGGCGCCCACTTCACGTCGAGCGTCGTCGTGTCAGGGACGACCGCGACACCGTTCGAGCTCATGCCGTCGAGCACCGCGATGAGGTTGTCGACGCTCTCCTCTGAAGTACCTGGCTTGTACGTGCCGATGCGCCATGGCTTCCAGGCGATCTCGCCGGTCCGCAACCAGTCGCTCATCGTCCAGTTGCGGAACAGCGCCGCCCACATGAGCACGCGCACGAGCCCCTCGCGGCACGGCACGTCGCCGGTCACGCGCGGTCTCGAGACGACGAACTTGTTGGGGAACGCATCGAGTACGTCGACGCCGTCAATCTTAGTGCCCTCGTCTCGAAGGACGAACAGGCCATCGCGAGAGCGAAAGCCAAACCGCCGCGGCGCGAGGCATACGTAATCGGCGGGCACAAGCCTGCCGGAGGTCTTCGTCCAGAGGATCTCCGAGACCGCGTAGCCGTAGTAGACCGCGCCGGCGAGATGAGCGATGAGCCTCGAAAACGAGGCATTCCCACGCAGAAGGCCATCGATCCACTCCGTGGCCCGCTTCTCCTTGGCCTTCGGCTTCGCAGGGAGCTGAAGCTGCCAGTCGAGCCCACCAATGGCTTCCTCGGACTGGGAGAGAACAGCCTGGAGCGTGCCGTCCTTCTGGCGCGCATCGTTCGCCAGGTCCATCAGACGCGTCGTGTTGCCGCCGTCAGCCTCACGGATGATGCCGGAGACCTGCACGGGCGTGAGCCCTCCGCCCACGCGGGAGAGCTGGTTCCACAACGACAGATCGGGCACCACGCGCGAGTCCGGGCGCGGACGCGCTTGGACCTTCTTCGCGCTGAGCCCGACAACTGTCATCGGGAGACAGCCGAGATGTTTCGCGTGCGGCCTGGCGTACCTAGGATCTTCCAGGCCGTTGTACTCGCCGCGTTCGTGACCGCCTTGATGCGGAGCATGACGTACTTGGCGCCGAACACGGCGAGCTCGACGAACGCCGTACCGTCGAGCTCGCCCGTGTCTCCCACGGTCGGCGTTCCCTCGAACGCCAGACCCGAGGTCATGCGCTTCCAACGCGCGCCGTCGGAAGCCTCGCCGTCGCGCACGAGAGCTTCAATGGTCATCGTTGGGTTCGTGCCAGCAGTGACCTCGACGCCGACCAAAAGCGTATCGAAGCCCGTGCAGTCGATGGCCTGCGCGACGGGATAGTTGGCGTCGCTCAGCGTCGCGCTCTCGGCGGCGATGAGCGCTGTCGCCGAGCGCAGCGTCGTCACCGCGCCCGTATAGAGACCTGTATTGCGTGCCATGCGCCACTCCTAATGGTCGGGAGGCGAGCGGAGCCAAGATGCTGCGCGCGCGAACTAAAGCGCTCTCACCAGTTGCACCAGTTGCACCAGCGCCGCTCTTTGCATGCCGTCCGTCCGGCGTTGATGGATCCGACGTCCGTGGTCAGTTCGAGCCAGTGAAGTCGATAATCTTCGACCCATCCGTTTGGCTGGTGACGTTTCGTCCGAAGCCGGAGACGTGCGGTACGACAGCCGCCGCCCACTGCGACCAGAGACTCAGCGGCACGCCGATGGGCGGATCGTTCGCGACTTCCCAATCGAACGTAGATACGGCCGTTCCAATGAGTGCCTTTGCATCGTCGATCGCGTTGACCACGAAAGTGCCAGGCGTGCCCAAGGTGCGGCTAGCTGCCGGTACCTCGAAGGAGGCGAATCCGGTGATGGCTCCTGCTCCTGGGTCGTTCATCGAAACCTTGATGCGAGACGCAGCGTCGAGGACCGCAGGAATGGTTGCGCTGCCGGCAGCGAGTGTTCCCGTACCCGCCTGTACGCCTGGAATCGCCGCCTCGAGCGATTGCAGAGCGGTAACCGACCCCGCCAGCTTGAGTTGACCTCCCGTGTTCGTTCCCGTGGGGACGATACCGGTTTTGATCATGACCACACCGCCGTTTTCGACCAACATGAAAGCTAGTGACGCGCCGACCGCTCCGAAGCCATGCAAGACTGCTTCTGTGGCGCAAATAGCGCAGCGTCGGAGACGGATCGCAGCCTGTGCAGTAGGCGCGTCATACACGCCCAAGCCGAACGCACCGTTGATGGAAACCATGCCCAGGTTTCCGGGCTTGTTCTGAGACGCGCTACCCGAAAGAAGGTAGCTGCTTTGCAGCGTGCAATTTACCAGCAACATCTGCACGGCAAAGTTCGGATTGAGCTGCGCGTTGATGAATGCACTTCCCTTCATCTCGTAAGCAGAAGAAGGAGACCCGGCAATTACTCCTCCCGATGCAGAAAAGTGGACCAGCGAGCCCTGCACGAGGAGTTGACCGCCTTGCGACGAGAACAACGAACCTCCCGTGCCGCCACCACCAGCACCGACGTGCTTGGTTGTCGATACCGCGACGGATCCCTGGAAACGTGCAGAGAAGGTGGTCGAGAATTGGAAATTCTTGTACTTGACTTGCAGCGTCGGAGGGAGGCCGATGCTTACGTTGTTGGCCGCAAGATACGGGGAAACGTCGTTTATCGTGTAGGTCTGCCCCGCAAGCGCCGCTACGACCGCGGCGCTAGCTTCACTTCCCGCCGCCGTGCCGTTGATCGTTGCCGTTGTCGCATTCGTCCAGTTGGAAACACGGACCCTCGTGGGGTCAGCGCCTGCGTTGAGCACAGAGGAGGCAGCGTCAGGATTCGCAAAAAGCGTCCACGCCGTAAGACCAGCATTGGGCCCGCCAGTGATGACGAGCAGCTTGCTTTTGGTGGTGGTGGCCGGGTCTGCATAAGGCGTCCAGTCTGCCACCGCCGCGTCAGCGATCGTCGCTTGTGATAGCCCCGTGCTCGGTGAGGTGGACACATCCGTCGCCGTAACAACTCCGATAGTGCCACCAGGAAAACCAGCGACCGGTGTGCGCACGCCGATGATATTGAGAACCATCGATGTACCGGTTGCGGTACCTTCCGACATGATCCGTCCGGACCACTTTGCCGTGTCCGTGGCCGCGACGGTACCAATGACGTTGATCGTGTACTCAGAGTAATTGAAACACGCGAGACGACGAGCTACTTCCGTGAGCGTCTTGAGTCGATTTCCGACGGTGTCTGCGCCGCTGTTTTCATCGCTTCCTGCGGAGGTATCGACACCCCACGTGAACTGGTTCGTCCATCGCGGCGCGTGCTCAATCTGACGAAGCCATTGGCCGCCACCTACTGCGGCGATGATCATGTCGTCGACGAGCGCTAGAGCCGAAGTCTTGTCGAGCCTCCAGGGCTGCTGGTAGCTGACGACGAAGCGCTGCACGTTGTCATCCAAAGCCGCACCGTTGATGAGCGCGAGGGCAGCTTTGTTGGCGACCAAAGAGGTCGCCTCCGTCAACCCAGAGCCCCCGACCGAGAACGTTAGCGCGGTCGTGTCGAGCGTGATCGCGTCGGACGTCGTGAGCACGAACAACTTGTCGCCGTTGGCCGTGCCATCGGTGACGGGGATAGTCGCGCCGCTCGTCACCTTCTCCGAAGTATTGAAGTCCACTGCACGCGTGAAGCTCCACTTCGTGCCGGCAGAACCGAGCGACGTGACAACGTATATTCCGTTGTCCGCACCAGTCGACTGGTTCTTGACCAAGATGCGATCGTTGACGGCCATTGTGACGCCGTCTTGCGCAGCAAGCGCGCCGTTCGCGTTCGCGAGAAGAACGGCGCCGGTCCGCGTGGCCACGAGATTCGCCGTCGATGCCGCGCGAGCGGAGTCCTTGTAGTCCGTCGCTCCGCCTCCGACAGCGGAGATCCATCGGCCGCCTCCTGCATCCGGGGCGAACACACCAGCACCGCTGTCCGTGCTGTCTTCGTCAAACTGGTAGAGCGTGCCGGCTGCGAGACAGAGCATCCCTTCAACGCGGCGGTCGGCGGGGATGGCCGTCATGATCGCGGTGGTGGCACACGCTTTGGCGATGCGCCCACTCACCTCGCGAACCGCAGAATCACCATAATTGAGCAGAATGGGAATACCCTCTTCTCCCGGCGATACCGGGCGACAGATGTTGTGTTTGGACGCCTCGCAGAGCGAGAGCGTCGAAGTGTCAGAAGCCGCGCGCAGAGCCGGCGAAGCGATAGGTGTTCGACTTCGCCCCCGGTGCAGCGATGTGCGTGGTGGGCGCCGCGTAAATGCTGAGTGCCAGCGCGTCGGCTCGGTCCGGGCTGCGCTTCATGCGCTTCTTGATGTCGTCCTTGCTCTCGACCTTGCGGCGGCCTCGGACGTCGAAGCTGTAGACCGGAGCGACCAACTCGCCCTCGAGCTTCGTGTCATGCGGGATGGCGCCGCCACCCTCGAGCCACTTCGCCATCGCGAACCAGAGCTCGGAGCGGAGGTTCGGGTACTCGTTCTCTTCGGCGGCTCGCTCAGAGACGTTCACCTCGACGAGCTGAACCTCGTTGCTCTGTCGAAGGATGTCGGCGACACCACCGCCGACACCGATGACGTCGACCTTCACGCGCGGTCGCTCGCTCGTCTGTCGCTGCGCCCGGACGACCTCGAGCACTTTGCCTGCCACCTGCACCGTGTCGAGGCCGTGTACGACGACGGGCTCGAAGGCCTTGAGGCCGCGCCGTGGTTGGATGACCGAGTCGTCATCGCCGAAGCGCGCGACGTCGACCCCGATATCGAGCGGTCCGTCAGCGCTCGTCTCGGCCCATCGTTTGTACGCTGCTTCGACGATCCAGAGACCAACCACCGCGGTGGAGGACTGCTTCGGAAACTGCCCGCGGACGCGGACGTCGTAGAGAGGGGAGTCTATGCCCCACTCGCCCGCAGCCCACGCTGCCCACTCGGGCGTCGCGAGACCAGGCACCGACCCACCGTGAAAGTTCGGCGACTCCTCGCTCGAGATGTGGACCGCGTGCCACCGCTCGGCGTTGGAGTGAAACGCGTTGTAGAAGCTCCCCGACGTCTGCGTCGGGTTGCCCGTGAGGACCACCTTGCCGCCACCTGCAAGGTTACCGAACATCGCGGTGAAGAGGTCCTCGGGATAGCCCGAGGCCTCGTCGACGAGAAACATCAGCTTGTCGCCCGAGAGCCCTGCGATGCGCTCCGGCTTGTCGGTGGTGAGGCCGAAGACACCCCACTTGTCGCCGAGCTTCAGCCCGCTTCGTGGGTCGTCAAGGAGCCGACCGCCGAGCGGGAACCGAGCACCCGCGTAGAGCAGCTTCAGCTCGGGCCAGAGGATGTTCTCGACCTGGTGATTCGCCGGTGCCGTGAGGACGACGCGAGCGCCGGGCCGAGTGATCGACCACCAGAGGGCGAGGATGGCGATCGAGTTGGACTTGCTGCACTTGTGGCCGCTGCGGACCGCGACGTAGTCGTGGTCCCGCACCGCATGCAGTAGGTCGACCTGGCGCGACCATGGTGTGATGCCGAGCATCTCGCTCGCGAACGCGACGGGATCGTCGCGCCAGCGCCGGACGTCGGCGAGGCGCGACGAGGATTGCGCGGCTGCCGCCACTAACCGAAGAGACGAGGCTGAACGCCCGGCAGTCGATGTCGTTTCGATTGAAACCCATCGAACTGATGACACTCATCATGGTTTCTGGCCATGATGGATTGCGCGGTGCTGATGAAGTCTCGCGCCTGATCTGTTCTCGCCCAGGATGCAGGCTCTCGATTCTCTGGCGAGCCTGACGCTCGCCACATATCCGTCAGCGAGAGCATCTCGTCGCGGTCGCGGATTCCAGTCCCACGATAGACAAGGCGCAGCTTCGTATCGTTGGTCATCACGGTGCACCCCTGCACGTTGCGTTAGCCTCCGACCCCGACGCGCCCTGCGGGGGTGCGATCAGGCGCGTCGGAGCGGAGATTCGTTATCGGTCAATGTCCTTACGCTCGAGCTCGGCGAAGAGTCCCGCAAGACCTCCGCTGAGTCGAGCATCGACGTTTACCTTCTTGCCGTTGAGGACTTCGTGACGGGCGCTGGCAGCCTCTCGGGCCTCCCTAAGCGCGCCGTTGAACAGCGTGACGTCCGCTAGTGACCGCTTCTCGTATGGGTCGCTCATGCGGTCCCTGAGAGAGCGCGCGACGGTCAGGCCAATCTCGCTGACCTCTGCCAGCGTGTCGGCGTCGTCGACGATGCGCCTGGCCGCATCCATCACCGGGCCATGCCGCTCGGCGAGGATGACCCGTGCTTCCTCAGCGGCCCGACAGTGATTCTCTCGATGACGGCGAAGCGCGGCAGACGAGACCGTATGACCGGCTTCCTCCAGCCACTGCGCCAGAGACTCCGAGGCCTCACCACTCAGTAACCGACGGTCGACGTCATCCCTGTTTGGAAGCGAGCAGACCCGGCACCGAGACTGCGCCAGTGCTTCGTTGCTCACTTGTTGCTCACTTGTTCCTCACTTGAAAAGCTTTTTGCTCACTTCAAGTGAGCAGGCGCGCTACTTCGGAGACGCGCTAGGGCCTTGACAGGGTGTGGCCCGTGTCGTGCTCTTGGTTTCAGCCCGAGAGACGGTCGGCCATCGCGACACCCTCTACCCAACCGCCTACGGGGCTGAATTCACCTCGACACGCATCGACAACACGCGACGATATTTCAGCGCCGCGACATCTCGCGTGATGTCCCCGACGTGCGACGCCATCAGGCCGAGTCGCTTTTCGTGACTCTTCGTCGCTTCTTCAACCTCTCCGACTCGCATCTCGAGATTGTCGAGACTCTCAAACATATCGGGACAAGCTCGCCTCAATGCAGGTAGCAGAAGGGTATACCTGCGGTTTGGCGGGGCTGACACCGTCAAGAGCATGCCGCCGAGCTCGCGGTTGAGCCGGAGGAGGTGCGCCTTCATCCGGTCGTATGACCAACCTGCGAGCTCCGCCACCTCGCGGATCGTCATGGGCCGGTTGAGCCTAGCGATCGAGATTCGGCTCACGCCGCACCCTTGAACCGTCGGCTAAGCCGCTCGGCGTCCCGTTGGTTCTTGGCCTTTAGCGTGGCATCAAACCGCTCCTCGTTCAGGCGCTTGCGTTCTCTTCGCGCGTCCGACTCTCGACGGACACGCTCGACGCGAACCACCTCGTAGACGGCAAGCGCGAGCATTCGCTGCTCTTCGCAGTCCTGGCGGAGCTTGCCGAAGAACGCATCGCGCGAGTCGCCGTCCCCGGCCTCGGCCGCCAGGAACGCCAGGAGCCGAGCGGGATCGGTCGACGATGCCGGATAGCGGCGCGCATACGCCCTCAGGACGCGCCCGGACGCCATAGCCAGCCGGACGAAGCTCCCGCCGCCCGAGGCCGGCAGAAGGGCAATGGCGAGCAGGTCGGGGCCCTCCACGCCAGCCAGGCGCCCGAAGCCCGTGCCGTGGGGGGCGTAGACCAGCGTGAGCACGCGCCGAGCGTCGCCCGGGAGTATCGCCAGGGATGCGGCCGCGGCCACGTGCAGGGCCATGGCTCGCGTGTTCTGCGGCTTCAGGAGGTTTACGTCTGCCTCGAATTGGGTCCCCGATGTGCGTGGCTCAAACGGGCAGGCGCTGAGGCCGACCGCTGAGGTGAAGAACTCGGTTAGCTCGCGGTCTGCGTCTTGGAACTTCATGACTTCGGGCTCCTCTGCACGCGACCAGCGCGAGCATTCGTGATAGATGTTCACGTGAGGCAGCCTGGCGGGCCACTCCAAACCCCCGACCGTTCGCGAGACGGATCGGGGGTTTCTGCGTTCACTCAAACGTGAAGTGATCCCTCCCGCGTCGCCACTTCGATCTTCACGTGTACCCCCCAGGGTCCACGCCGCTGCGCGTACGCCCATGTCACGCGTGGATCGCGGTCGTTCGGCAGCCCGAGCTCGTCGGCAATCTTCATCGCTGACCCCGAAGCTCGTGGCCAATCCCACGCCTGCCGCCTCGTTCCCAGCCGGGGATGAAGGCTGCGAGGCCACCCTTGTTTGCCGTCTTGAACCACTCGGGCCCAATGACCCGAACGACCTCGTTCGGATAGTGCCGCGCCATTCGGGCCAGGCGTGTCTTGCTCTTCTGATCCATCCAGCCCTTGACCTCGTGCCACTCCTGCCGGCCGTCGTGGAACGTCACCAGGAAGTCGGGGAGGTATGAGCGTGTGCCCCGCTTGATGGTCTCGAAGATGAATGTCTTGCACTCGTAGTCCCACGAGGAGATCAGCCCATGTTTGACTTGGAAGTTCAGGAAGCGCGCATAGTTGGCCTCCCATGAACTACGAAAATAACGGTCGGCGAGGTCGGCTCGTCGGCCTTGAGCGCCGCGCGAGTACCCGGAGCGCATCCGTCCTTCGACAATCCGCTGGTGCTTCCGCCAGTGGTCTCTAGCGTTGCTCTCGCTGACGAGACGCAGGCCGGGGATGGGAACGCCGATCATCACCGATCCTCATCGTAGGAATGGCCGCCGCCCTGATAGCCGCCTGGCAAGTACTCGTCTTCGCGGAAACGTTGATACTGACCTTCGAGCACGAGGTGCACTTCCCCGGGTGGCGCGCCACGTTGCTTATCCAGCGCGCATGTGATCGACGACACGTCCTCGCCTCGAGCCTTACCGTTGTGCATAAGGGGTTTGCGATACAGGTACATGACGACGTCGGACTCCTTTTCGATCTCCTGGCTATCCGCGACGGCACCGCTCGTCGGTCTGTCCCGCAGCCCCGTCACCCGGTCGACCTCGTGCTTGCGCATCTGAGCGAGCTCGATGACCGGAATCTTGAGCTCTTGGGCAACCTTCTTCAGGCCCTTCGTGTTTTCCGATACGACGTCGTACTTGCGCGCACTGGCCATACCGTTGGGAGGCGGCATCCGCTGCACGTAGTCGTGCACAATGACGCCGAGCGGCACGCCGTGGGTCTTTAGCATCCCGTCTGCGTACCGGCGCGACGTGGCCGCGATCTGGTCAATGCGCAGGTCTTTCGCTTTGATGATCTCGATTGGCATCTTCGCTATATCCTCGAGGCGCAGGAACATGTCCTGCCAGTCCGCAGGAGAGGCCTTCTGGTCTCGGAACCGGGTCGTGTCGAAGCCTAGCTCCGCCGCGACGAGACGCAGGAGCATCTCTTCACGGGTCATCTCCGTCGTGAAAAACAGGGAGCCAACACCAGCCTTTGCCGCCGCAATGCAAGCCTGCATTCCCATCACCGTCTTGCCACGACCTGTCATCGCGCAGATGGTGATCTTGTGCGACGAGTGCATCCCAGCTGTGAGCTTGTCGATCCCGGGGATGCCGTACGGAATGCCGCGCGTTCGCGACCCCGCCGCATGCTCGAGAAACCCGCGGAATAACCGCTTGAGCACGACCATGTTTGCTTCGGGCTTCGCGCCCAGCGACTCGCGGGCGATCTTGCCCATGGCGTCGACCGAACGATCCGCGAAGTCCTGGATGTCGCCGTAGCCGTGATAGCCCTCGGCGAGGACGCGTCTCGCCGCGCCAATCAGCTCGCGAGCTCGCCACGCGGAGTGCACCACCTCGGCGTGCGCGACGATGTTGGCAATCGCCGGTGACGCCTCAAGAACCTCTGCGAGGAACCCACGGCCGCCAGCCTGAGGCAACCGCTTTCGCGCGTCGAGGTACGACTCCACGGTAAGCACGTCGGTCGGTTGCCCTGCCTCGCGCAGCTTCGCGCACGCCCCAAACAGCAGCGCGTGCTGACCCGAGTAAAACATCTCCGGTCGGAGCAGGTCGGCGACGCGAGCAAGCGCGCTCGGGTCGAGGATGATTCCCGACAGCACCGCGGCTTCCGCCTGGAGATCGTGCGGCGGGAGCTTCCCGCTGTCGACCTCAACGCCGCCCTGCACGAGCGACAGCGCTGCGTTCATCGGGCAACCCCATTCGCTGCGTCTTCGGCGTCGAGTCGGTCGAAGAACTCGGTGCCGACGTTGCGCTTCGGTTCGGCCTTCGGGGCGCAGATTGACATGAGCTTCTCGCGGACGTGATCGGGCATAGGTACCGCGTTCGGTGCTGGCGTATCCACCGGACGCACGGACGACGTCGATGGCGCCGGGGGTTCGCTGTCGTCGGCGAGTGCGATAAACGTCGCCGGTTTTCGCAGCGCGTATTCAAGCTCGAGATACTCGGTCTTGCGGTCATTGTGCCCGAGGTGATGCGGGCTGATGAATAGGCCGGTTACGGCACGACGGAGATCTGCGATCGACATGCCGTCGCGAAGATGGGTACGGATGGTCTTACGGTCCTTCGGACCAAGCTTCGTCGGCCTCCTACGGGGCCGGTGCTGCGCCAGGGTCACGACGTAGTGTGACCACACCTCGTCCGGACCGCCCGTCGAGGGCGCGTCCAGCCCCGGAGGGGCGGTAGATAGGTGATCGGGATCGGGATCGGGATCGGGATCGGGATCAGTCCGGAGGACCTCCGGAGGACCTCCGGAGGGACTCTTGATACTCTCCGGAGGATCTCCGTCGCCCCACGGGGGCGCAGGGAGTCGCGCGGCTGCTGGGTGCGAAATCTTCTGATGTTTCGTCCACGTACGAACAACCCCGTACCTTTGACCAGAAGCTTCGTAGAGGACGACGAGTCGTGCGTTGACGAGTTCTTGTATGGCGGCGGAAAAAGCGCCGACGGAGACGGGGCGCTTCCAATAGATCTGCCCCATCAGCCACCCGGTTTCCGCACGGAAGCGCCCGGAGTCCTCGCACAGCACGAATATGCCCGTGAAGATCCGGTACGCCATGTCGCTCAGGCCGGCCGTGACGGCGTCCTCGAGAATCTCCGGCTTCACACTTCGGATACGGCCGCTCATTTCGAGTCCTCATCCCACCATGGCCAGCACTGCCGATTGGTGAACGTGACGATCTCGTCGAGCACCGCTAAGGGGTCGCGGTACACGTCGGAGCCGGTAAAGCGAAGCACGTCCCAACCGCTCGCGGCGAACGCGCGATCGCGACGACGATCCTTCGATGCCTGCTCTTTGGTCCGCTCGTGAAAGTCATGGCCGTCGAGCTCCACCGCGACGCGAACCGGCATCTTGGCGCTGTCCCTGCCAAGAAAAGCGAAGTCCACCCGGAACGAGAGCGGACCAAACCGGACCGGTAGCTGACACACAACAATGCAGGCCGCCTCAAACTCCGTCATCACCCACGGGCCGGAACTAAGTTCCATAGACTGTGGTATGTCGTGCATTGCGTACCAACTTAGGTGCGGGTTGTGCACGCCCCATCCCGACGCGAGCATTTGCGCAAGGAAAAGCTGCTCAATCGGGGATTCGACCGCATGCCCTATCCAGTGATCGAACCTCTGACCCTCCCGATCCATCGACTCTGCGCGCAGCGCGGCGATCTTATGATCCGTATTCATGAACCGCCCACCCTCTCCAAGAGTTCGCCCGTCTGCTTTCGCGTCATTCCGCCCCCGTCATCGCGATAAGACTCTGCACGTCGACAGTGATCTCTCTCGAACCGACGCGTATCGGATAGGAGTCCCCGTCGATGCGCACCATGATGTGCGGCGTCAGCTGTTCGACTCGGCCCTTCATCCCGAAGAACGAGGACCACATCGCCGTGAACAGCACGCGGTCGCCGACCCTCATTCGTCGGCTCCCCAGCGCGCGTAAACGAGCAGCGCGGCGCAGCCGATGACGAGGCCAACCGACAGGATGAATGCGACGAGGTAGGCCATCACGGTTTCACCGGCTCTTTCCACGCAACACCGCGCCGGATGCGAGAGACCATCGACGGCGTTGCACCGAAGCGAGCGGCCAAATCGACGCCTTTGCCTGCGAGTGCTCCGGCCCGCCGATGCGGGCCGTACGACCCTTGGCGTCACGATCAGCCATGTTGTCTGCGGGCGTGCCGAGAAAAAGATGCGCGGGATTCACGCACGGTGGGTTGTCGCAACGGTGGCAAACGAAGATCGTTGCGGGGACCGATGCGCCGGCATGCTCCTCAAAAGTCATACGGTGCGCTTTGCGCTGAACCGTCTTCCCGCTTCCTGCGATGCGGATCGAGTAGACGCCGTAACCACCTACCTTCGACTTGGCCCCAAGCCAAAGCCGGCAAGCGTCAGCGCCACCTGATGTGTCGACCCAATCCCAGAACGGCCGAGCACCACTCATAGCCCGACCTGCGAGAGCAGCCGAAGCGCAAGCGCAAAGCGGTCACGACTTAGCCTCCGCCCCTCGACAGAGCTGCACTTCCCACGAGCAAACACGGCCATGCGCTCGCTCGGCGGCAAAGACGCGCACGCCCTCCGTGACTCACGGAGCATCAACGTCCCTCTTCGGACGCAGGCGCCGACATCGAGCAGCAGCGAGCGCGACCCATTCAGTATTTGAAGCGCGCACACGCTGCGGCCGTGGTCGCCGATCGCGGAGTTGTCGAGACTCGACTCGCGGTATGCGATTGCCGTGATGAGCGCGGCCTCCTCGCGCGACTCAGCGACGGACGCCACGGCCCACGCGAGTGCGTCGACGTCACGGCCAGGCGCGAGCGCGTGCATCCATACCAATACGACGGCGAACAGCTCCACGATCATTTACGCCACCGACCTTTCGAGCCTAAGAAACCAATGCGTCAGCGACACCGGGCCGACGACTTTCCGCCACGCCATCACCGATCCGTCGCTCTCACGAACGACGCACTCCGCGCGCTCGTCGCCCTTCATGCGGTCGAGTGCCTTGAATATGCAGGCGTGCACGGCGAGCTCGCGTAGCTGGCGATCGAGAACGAAGAACCTCACGACAGACCACCACGACACCACCGGATGACGTCGAACAGCCGCACCTCAAAGCCTCATAGGCATCACGACGAAAACGGCGCCTGCCGCTCGGATGACCATCGGCGCGGTGTCGCTCTCGATGTCGATGGCAACGTCGTCATCTGCGATCGCATTCAATACATCGAGCATGTACTTTGGATCTAATCGAGCTTTGATGTACTTGCCCTTGTAGGTCACGAGCATATCGTCGGAGGCGACGCCGCCGCGCGCCGACTGGCTGGATACGAGCATGCGTGACCCCTCGACGGCGAGCGTCACCCCGGCGCCAGACACCGTCCCCGATGCGTCAATATCGCCGCTCGCCGCGAGCGAGATCGACTGGATGGCCTCGGCGAAGGCGCGTCGTGGAACCGAGATGAGATCGACTCGGCCCTCGGCGGGAATAACCTGCTGATAGGGCGGATACGTGGAGTCCACGAGCTTCGTCCCGAACGTTGCGTCGCCCACCGAGAACGTCATGCTTGATCGCTCGGCGGCAACCGTGACCTCCTCCGATGCACCAGCGCTCGCAACGAACTTGCGAAGGTCCTGAATAGAGCTGAGCGATATCAGTGCCGACCCCGCCGTCTCAACGTCGGTGGCGATCGAAGCCACGGACATGCGATGGCCGCTGGTTGCGACCATGCGAACCAAGCCTTCGCCCCACTCGAGCAGCGCCGAGTTGAGGTTTGCCCTTTCGGGGTCGAGATGGATCGCGAAGTGCGTGCGCTCGATGAGGCCAGAGAGTTCGGCGACGGACAACACCATCGCCGCCTTGCCGGGATTCATCTCCGGCGCGGGAGGGAAGTCGTCGGCGGGCAGTCCGTGCAGGATGAACTTGCGCGACGTGCCCCCGGCCTTGATGGTTACGGCCTTGGAGTTGGTCGCGTCGACGATGACCTGACCGTCTGGCATCGCCTTGACGCGGTCGAACATATCCTTCGCTGGCACGGCAACCGCGCCGGTATTGTCGACAGACGACGCGATCGCCACGGCCGTAACCGACGTGATCAGATCGGTCGCGAACATCTCAATATTCTTATTCGCTCGGATGAGTACGCACGATAGCGACTGGATCGGCGTCTTCTTGTTGGCGACGCCCTGTACGAGTCCGAGGGCATTCATCATGTCGCGCTTGTCTGCGGTGAATTTCATACGGGTTCGTCCTTCTATTCGCTGGTTAGCGCCGTGATCCTGATGCGTTTGGTCAGGAGATCGTGGATGACGTCGGCGGCTTGCGCGAGAAGGTCATCGGTCTCTGTGACCTGGGGTATCCCTCGCTGCATGCGCATGACGGCGTCGCGGCATTTGACGACCAAATCGGACGCGATGGTCATTCGGCCGCCTCCGCAAAGAGGCTTCGCTGCGGGGTGCCGCTCTGCGCAAAGCGCAGGTTCTTTACTGCCTGATCGAAGTAGGACTTCTTGAGCTCGGCGCCGATGAATCGCCGACCCTCCTCGATGGCGACGTACCCCTCGGAGCCGATGCCCATAAACGGCGACCACACCACGTCGCCAGGATTCGACCAGAGGCGAACCGCGCGCCGGATGACAGGAAGCTGAAGCGGGCAAACGTGCCGCTCGTCATCGTGCTCGCGAGCGCTCCGGTACTGGAGAGTATCGCTCGGGTTGATGGCACTCGTGTCGTCGCTCGGCACCGTGTTGGCGCGGCATATGGCGAAGCCTTCGTCATCGATACCGTCGAGCGTGGCCCATACCGGCGATGCGTACCGCTGCCACCGTTCGACAGGGAACGAGTCGTGTGAGTGGGCGATGGGAGCCACATTGTCGCCCGGCGTGCGCATGACGACGAGGTAATCAGCGATGCCCTGGCGACTCATCGATGAGTCTTTGCGGATCGTCTTGTGGAGAAGGCCTAGCGCCTTCGTGCGCTGCATGGCCGTGACGGGGTCCTTCCAGATAGTCACTTCAGAGTGGAAGATGAATCCGTGCTTCTCGTAGGCGCGGATGATCTCGCCGCGAAAGTCACGGAGACCAATGTGGCCGTCTCGCGTCTTGCTCGTTGGCATGAGCATGCAGTGAATGGCCACGAGTCGCCCATGCTTCATCACGCGCGCCTGCTCCTTGATGAGGAACTCGTAATGAGCGAAGAACTCGTCGTGCGTGCGCACGTTACCCATGTCGCGTGGCGAGTTGCTGTACACATACAACGACGCGAACGGCGGAGAGAATACCGAGAAGTCCACGGAGTGATCCGGCAGGGACTTCGCAACGTCGACCGTATCTGCGTGGTAGGCCACGAACCGTTCCCCGATCTCTTGATCCATCGCGCTCATGTCGCCCTCGTTTCGGTTTGAAGCCATGCCGGGATCGCAATTCGCTTGCCGGCGTGATGAGTGTTCGTGGTCCTGATCATTCCGTGCACCTCTGCGCGCACGGCCCCTTGCGTCTCAGCTGACAGCTGCTCGGCCATCGCATCGGCATCCCGCTGCTTGCGCGCCAGGTTCTTGATGACGGCGCCTTCCAGCTCGGACGCGAACACGTGCACGACGACGGGCTCCTTCTGCCCGTACCGCCAGCATCGGCGCACGGCCTGGTAGTAAGCCTCGTAGCTGTCGGTGACGCCGACGAAGGCCATCCGCGTGCACATCTGGAGGTTGAGGCCAAAGCCGAAGATCGATGGCTTCCCGAGCAGGATGCGTCGGTCGGTGGTGACGAACTCCGTCAGCCGCCGCTCTTTCTCGTCGACGTCGAGCGATCCGTAAACGGAGATGCAATCGTTGCCGAACGCGGCAGCAAGGGCGTCCTGCTCGGCGTTCAGGTCGCACCACACGACCCAGCGACACCCGGGCTCGCGCGCCACCTGATCGACGCACGCATCGACCCTTGCGTTGAGGCTGGCCTTGCGCGCTGTTCGCCGCTCCGAGAGCGTGGACGCCTCTTGCGCGAAGAGGAGGCCCGCAGCTCGCGTGGTGGCGTCGTCGGCCGCGAGCGTGTGCTGCACCGTATCGAGCGGAGGCAGGACGTAGCCATCGTCGCTGTATCCGAGGTCGCTCGGCTTGCGAAGCATGGCCGCCCACGACGCAACCCACTTCCAGAACTCGGCGCGAGCATGACCTTTGAGTCGCCACACCTGCGTCTCGCCGCCGTCGTGACAGAAGAACTCCGAGAGCATCTCCGTGCGCGAGCACGCGCCCAAGAACTCCGCGTGCGTCCCGAGCTCGGCGTAGTCGTTAGGGCTCGGCGTGGCCGTCGCGCAGAGCTTGAACGGGGTATCGGGGAACGCACTCAGCATGATGCCGAGCGTCTTCGAGTCGTAGTGCTTGAGGCAGCTGGACTCATCCATTACGACGCCCGTAAATCGCGACGTGTCGAAGCGGTGCAACCGCTCGTAGTTCGTGATGTTGATGCCCGGCTTCACGTCGGCGCCGTCGCGGCACATCGTGACCTTGACGCCCATGATCTCGCCCTCGCGAGCGGTCTGCGCGGCCACGGCGAGCGGCGCCAGGACGAGCACGTCGCCGAGCACGTGGCGTGCCCACTCAATCTGCATCCGGGTGTTGTGCGTTACGACGTAGTCGTGCGTGACGTATGTATGCGACGCGTGAGCAACGGATATGCATACGCATTCTGAGCGGCCCGCCAACTCAATGCCGACGATCTTGCGCATGGGTCGATACTTCGACCGTGGCACGAATCGGTCGCGCTTTCGGCTTAGCCGTACGTGGCCGGTTTCGCCGGGCCATGCGATCGTTGCCACCCAGTGCTCAAGCCCGGTTCGCATTTCGCCGCGGTGCGTGTAGCGGGGCATCTTGCTGAACGTTCGGCAGATCCCACCTAGCGAACGAACGAGCGCAACGACGTCATCGAAAAGCCGCTTCGACGAGGACCCGAATTGCACCATTCCGTCGGCGGAGATGTATCCGTCGGTGTCGAGTAGGCCCTCCAGAAGCGAGAGCCGCTGCTCTGGTCCCGCGAACATGTACGACTGAGGAATGAACTTGTGCTCGGACAGGTGGTTCCAGAGTCCGAGATCTCGGAGCGCGGCCATGATCGGGTTCGGCCGGGTCGTCCCGGCACCGTCCCTGCGTACGAGGCGATATGTGGACGCCGCGCTTTTCTGCGCCCGGTCGCGAGTGATGGTCATGCCGGACGGCATGCATCGGCCGACTTCGGCCACGAGGTCGTCG